GCCAAACAATGTCTTCACCTGTTTCAGGGTCAGTAGCATTAAAGGCTGTATTATTAACTGCAGGATCAACAAAAGTCTTTTTAACCCATGAGTGTCCTGCCCCTCCGGGGTTTGTTGTAGCCCTTTGATAAAGGTTAAGCCCACTGTTCCTAGTAGTACGTAGTCGTGACCTCATGTAGTTCCAAGCAAAAGGACTGGGCCACTGAGTAAGTTCGTCAAAGCCAATCCAGTTAAAAGCTTGTCCCTGATACCTAGAAACATCATCATCTCTATCTAGGTAGCTTAACCAAAGAGATGCACCTGAAGGAGCAATCCAAGTCTTGTCTCGTTCAAGAAACTTAATTCCGGGAATTGCCCTAGGATAAAGCTGTTTAGATACTGAGATTAATTCCCTTAGTTCTTCCGTACTCCTACGAACCAAGAGCTTATTAGACAAAGGGTTGTTAAAGTACCGGACAGGATCAGCCAACATAGCAAAAGATTTACCACCTCCTGCTGCTCCTCCGTACAAGACCTCTTGCTCTGACGCAGACAGGAAGTCTGTTTGGGGGCCGGGGTTTGCCTGAAAAATAATGTCTTGAGCTTTTTCAACATCAACCGGAGCTGAAACCACTGTCGCTGGAACGGTTCTCTGTTCTACTGGCTTCAACGGCAAAGATTCTTTTTTCTTGGAGACGTTTCGCTTTTGCTTCCGCTTCTTTGTATCGCTGGGCGTAGTAGAGTGCATTTTCAGCGTCTGTCTTACGTTTTCTTTCAAGCTTTACTCTTTTCATTAGTCCGACATGAGAGATTGATCTGCCAGTTTGTTCACTTAACCAAATAGCAACATCACGATAGCTGTATTGTCTTAAGTGATTCTTTGCTATTTCTAATGCTTCTAACTCTTCAGTTACTGGCAAAAGTATGTCTTGATCGGAAGGATCTTGTTCGTAGCCAAAAGGAACTACTCGTCCTACCCTAACAACAGGAAACCAAGTTAGGCCACTGCTCATTTTTTCAGGCAGAGGTAATTTCCAAGTCTTATTAGTTTTCATTTTTAGCCGGTAAAATAAACAAAGGGCTTTCAGTTTTAATCTCAACCTTGTCAGTCTTTACAAAACCTGCACGGTCAAGAAAGTCCTTAGCCACTGAAATCTTTTCCTTGTTGCCTAGTTGTGTTGGGTCATTAAAAACTTCCATCATGCCATAAGCAAGACGTGTTCCAGAAGATGCAATGTACTTCTTTGTTGCTTCGTAAATCTCATCCTGCAATACGCTTGTAATACTGGTAGAAGAAACATTATCAGCATACCCAGCTAGCTTCTTAGCTTGTACAGGATTGCCTTGTGCCTCCTCAAACAATACGTTAAGAAATATTTGTTGTTTTTCTGTAAGATTTCTCATTCACACTCACATTTCTGGCAAGGACATTCACGATTCAATATTGCACATAAAAGACGATTTAAATATTTTCTCATGTTTTCTTCCTATAAGGTTTTACTTTAGCTGCAACTTTTTTCGGTTGAGCCACAAACTGCTTACCCGAAGCAGTGCCTTTTCGTTTGGCTCTAGTGGTAGAAGCATACTCAGAATCACTAAGAGACTTAATAGCTTTCTTAGGTAGGTATCTCTCACCTGTGGCCTTTGGCCCTTGTGTTGAGGGCTTGCCACTCTTAGTAGTCCACTTCTGCTTAGTCCAAGACTTAAGACTTTTTTGACTTTTTGCCAGCGCCATCTGCTTTAGCCTTTGCTGTTTTACTTAGGTCTTTATAGTGAGATAACTTTACACTTGTTTTACTGTGAGCCTTACCTGTGTGTAAAGAGCCATCAGGCATCTTGTGAGAACCACCTTTATGTTCAGTGCCATCTTTCTTATAATGCTTTACGCCCTTCATGATGTGTATCCTCCACCTTTGGCTTTATATTGTTTGGCAACCATTTGAGCTTTACGTGCCGACCATTGGCCGGGACTTCCGCCTTTACCACTGGCCTTGACAGAGGCAACAAGAGACTTGCGCATAGTAGGCTTAGTATAATTACCAGCCGCATTAACGCCCGACTTCTTCTTCTTTGTAGAACCTGTAGTTGATTTCACCACGTGTCATTCCTATGTCTTTGAGCATCTCATCTGTCAGATTGTTTAGCTGCCAGTACTCTGCTCGTCGCTGTTGATGTACTTGTAGTTTCTTAATAAAGTTTTTAAACATGGTATAACTCCTCTATGTATTACCACAGATAGTTATACCATGCTTTAACTTATAGGACTACATACAAGAATGCAAACCCGTTATGCACTACTTCTTCTTAGCAGCAGTTTTCTTCTTAGCCATTCCACCATACATGTAACCGCTAGATTTAGTCATTCCACCGCCCATCATCTTAGCTGGCTTCTTCTTAGCCATGCCGCCAGCCATCATCTTAGCAGCAGGTTTCTTCTTAGCCATGCCACCCATGTTCATCTTGCCAACACCGTCAGCAGCAAACGCAGGTACTTTCTTTCCAGCCTTCATAACCATAGGCATACCGCCTGCAGCGTAACCTGTCTTCTTTTTCATCATCATACCGCCTTTGTTGTTGCCTTTGGTGACTTGGTTATTTTTGTTAAGAGTTATATCTGCAGTAACCTTTGCAATAGCATTGTTACGTGTCATACCATTGTTTACTTTGTTTTGTACAAGTCTTTGTTGGTCCCTTGTGAGATTATTAAACGAACCTTGAGCCATAACGTCATTACGAGTCTCTGTAGAAGCAGCATTAGTTTTTTTTCTTACTTTCTTCAAATTATCGGCTATAGAAATGTCTCTACTTTTTTGGTCCTTTTTAAACTTATCAAAACCGGGACGGCTGTCACCTTTTGCATCAAGATTAGATTTTGTAATTTTGCTTTCTTTTGGGGTAGCAGCAGCAACAGGCTTCTTATTCAAGTCCTCTGCATAGACAGCCGCCATGACATTGCCTTTTTTGTCTGTGTAGTACAGACTACCTGCTTTTTTAGCAGAACTAATACTTTTGTATTTACCTGCGTTCTTTTTAGCTTCTTTTACTCCAAGACCTTTTAGTTTAAGTTCTTGGTTCATGTATGCCGTGAGTGACATCTTAGCCATTTTGAGTTATCTCCTTGTTATGAAAGTACAACACGTACTACTGTGCTTGAGCCACTAGCCCGTCTGTAGTTTAAAATAGTTGAATTACCTAGTGCTTTAGGTACAGTATACGTATATACCCCTGCAGCTAGCTCAATATCATTGTCACTGTTATCAGCTTCAGCAGCGCCAAAGTTAATATCAATAGCAGCACTTGCTTCAATGTGTAAAAGTTTTGCATTAGTGCAATCTACATGAGTCGTGTTAGTATTGCTTAGAGTAACTGCAGTTTGTACAGTCCATCCTAAGTCTTCCCCTACTATTGGTGCAGAGTAGTTAGACATTATTTAGCTCCTTAATTTCTTTGCATTTCTATCTCTAGGAAAAGACCTATTGCGACTCTTAGGTTTAACTGCTAAGTTACCGCCCCTGTTATCCATAGGGTTTCCGTTCTTATGATCTACGTCTTTACCGTCACCCTTGCGTACTGATCCTGAAGTCATTAAGGCTCCTCTTGCAGCATTGCGGGATGCTCTCTTCTTTTTCTGCTCTGGAGCAGCGTGGTAGTTATCATACTCTTTACGGTAGTTGCGTTTAGCCTTTCCAAGCGGAGAGGGCGTCACAGATGTTTTAATTACTTTAGTCATCGTTAGACGCCCTCCCTGTTTAAGATTTATACAATGCCATAAAGGTTAATCAAGGAATAATCAGTAGTTACGTTAACGATCATAACTGTACCAACCACTTGAATAACGTCACCAGCCGCTGGACCTACAGCACCTGCAGCACCCAAAGGTACAGCGTGGTTGCCTACTACAAGTGTACCTGAAGTAAGTACAGCTTGTGGACCTGATACAGCCATCCAACCAAAGTGGGAAGCAGCCATATCTACAACAGTGACACCCATAGTTGCGCCTGTAGTTGTAGCAGCTTGAACAATCAAAGCACTGAGAGGGTCAGCAATAAGAGTGATACGTGTGCTAGAAGAAGCTGTAATAGCTGTTGCTAAGTCATCATAAGTAGTGATAACAATAGACGGGTCACTTGAGTGATCGTGTGCTGGGTTAGAACGAATGCGGAGCATCTGACCTTCACCTGCACCATCATTAATATACAAGTAACCACCAGCATATTGATTAAGTGTAATGTCAGTGTCGCCAGCAGTTTCTACTGAGATTGCAGTTTCACCAGCAGCTACGTCAGCAGTAGGAGCTAGATCAAAGTGGTGAGCAATAGAGGCAGCGTGAGTTACGCACTTACCTGCTGTTACTGCAGTTGCAGCCATCTTACAGTAACGGTATGTAGTGTTACCGTACAGAAGCTTACTGCCAATAGGAAAGAGTTGAGAAGCACCTGAAGTAAACGGGTCTACCGTTCCATATGTACTTGCGCCTTTACCTACAATAAAGTCAGAAGCAGCATAACCTGCAGCCTCAGTATATTGGAAGTGTCCACCACCAGTAGTAAGTAGCCCACCAGTAATGTCAATGCCATTACCAAATGTAATATTGCTTTCGTACTCTTCAATGCCTTGTGTGAGTGTAGTAGTTGCCATGATATTAGTTCCTTATGTGTGTTTTACCATTTTGTTTTATCAGCCCAGTATGCTGCGCTAAGTTTTCCCTTTTTTATATTTTTACCGTGTCTTGCTTTAAAGGATGCACGTTTTTTCTTCATACGGTCAGATTCACCTTCTTTGGGTTTACCTGCCGTTTTAGCTCCCTGTTCACCGAACCGGATGAGCTTAATGGTTGTACCTTCTTTCGCAAGAACGGCATGACTTTTTTTCGGGTGATCAGGGGTACGCTTCGGCTTGTTATAACCTGCAAACTTCTCTCCCCTGTAATCAATAGACATTCTACATCAACTCAAAGTGTGGTGCATCAATGAACGGCCTACGCCCCTGTGACCTACGCAAATCTACATAGTCATTCATAGCGTTCTCCATAGTACCCTCATAAGCAGTCATGTCACCTACACTCCAAGCTGCTCCCCACTTTAAAGGTACACCTAAACCCTTAGCTGCCTTAGCCATAGCATCCGCTAAATCATCATACATGTTTAACTGCCAAGTAACACTAGAACCTACATAGGCTACCAGATCAACTGCACGGCCCTCTAGGTGCTTACTCTTCATAGT